ATTATTATCAAAAACTTGCACCACAATCTATACCTTCTGTTGAAGGATTATATTTTGATTTGGCATCAAATAACATACAAGAGTATAGTTATGATGGAATGGAAGATTCTGTTAAAGAATATAAATTAGCTTTTTATAATAATGGCTTAGACTGGATAGATGGAAAATCACAAAGCATAGGAGCTAAAGCGTTTGGGTCTTTTGACGGTCCCAAGTTCAGGGTCATTGGCAGAAAAGGGCCAAACTATGGAAAGTTTCAGATAAGAATTTTTTCTTATTACGATGACAATTCTATATCTAAGAATCTTGCACTGGATTGGACCACGGTAGACTGTCATGCAAGTGAAGAGTCATCAAACCAAGTTTTGTATTCAAATACATTATTGGAATACTCTAAGTATATATTTGAAATAGAAGTTTTATCAGAAAAAAATGTTATGTCATCTAGTAATTCGGTAGAAATAACAAAATATCAATTTTCTCCGAATTATAAGCTAACATATGATGTAGAAGAAATAAATCCAAATATTTCTTTTGTTAAGATAGGCGGAATAAGGTAATGGCAGAAATCAAACAAACTTTATCAAACTTAAATCCACGGAAGTGAGTATGTAGTAACTGTCAGGGCAAAAGACCCTGACACCAACGTCCTATCTGCATTTTCAGAAACAGTAAGATTTACCGTACCAGGCGATTCAACAATTCCAGGCACACTACAGGGACTGACACTACATGCCTCGTTTGCTAACGTATTGTTTCGATTTAACAATGGAACAGATTTGGATTTAGCTACATATGAATATCAATTGTATGAAGAAGATGACATAGTTGCCCCAAATACCCCACCATATGCATTAGTTAGTGGAGCTCAACCACATCGTTCAGGCTTAGGTAATTCTAGCGTATTTGCAGTTCAGGTGGATGGTAGCTTTGTTAATCAAAACAATGTTGTTGAGCAAAGAAATTTCTTTGGAAGAGTTAGAGCAGTAGACACTTCTGGGAACTATGGCAACTGGACAGCTATTGTAAAAACAGATCTTTCAACACCGCTTATTGATAGTCAATACATTGTAAGCTTAACTGCAGATAAAATTAAAGCAGGAGAAATAGAGTCAGCTGCAATAGTATTAGGTGGCGCTAATGCTGCAAATACTATTATTAAATCAAAAACTTACGATACCTCTTCCGGGGCACAAGGTTGGTATATTAGAGGTGATGGTCACTTTAGCCTAGGTGGACCACATGGAATAACATATAATAACTCTACAATAACAATTGGTTCAGCAGTTAACGTTAATGCAGAACTTAATGCAAATAGCTTAACGGTTGGCAATGGCGTATATGGATATTTAACAATAGACGAAAATGTTGGACCTACAAATACAGACTTTGGTATTGAGTTAGGCGATCCTGAGTATAATTACTGGTATGCAAATGGAAAATTTAGTGTAGGAAATAACACTAACTACGTTAGATGGAATGGAACATCTTTGTCTATCGTTGGTCAAGTAACAGCATCTTCTGGAACCATAGGTGGCTGGAGTGTAAATCCAAGTTATATTAGATCTAGCAACAATTTAGTGACCATGAACTCTAATGGTTTATTTGAAATTGGAACCGCAGCCAATAATAAAGCTACTATCACTTCAGACGGAGATTTTACTGTTTATGGTACCGGTGGTGGACTACCTGATGGCGTTACAAGAATGTATGGTGGATTTCTTAATGTTAAATTAGGATCAGACCCAGGAGCAAACATTGCCAACACGCAGATTACTTTTGACAGTATAGCATTTTTTAAACCTGGAATTCCAAATTATGGCATTTTGATAGCTGGAGGAAACAATGGAGCCCCTGCCTTTATAGACGTTGGGGCTACAGGAATAACAGAGAACAATTCAGTTTCATGCAGTGGATTCTTTAGATCCTCTGGAAATAGTGGTTGGTATAATCAAACACATGGTGGTGGAATATGGATGGACGAAGGTACAACTGTAAAAGTTTTCGGAAATAAAAACTTTTCAACTGGTGGAACAATTTCTGGTGGAACAATTTCTTCAAGCGGAGCAGTCTATGCTTCAAACTGGTTGAGAACATTCGGAAACGCTGGGTGGTATAGCGAAACTCATGGTGGTGGTATGTACATGGATGAATCAACTACTGTTAAAATCTATCAAAATAAAAATCTATATACTGCAGGAACAATTACAGCAGGCCTTTTTTCTTCTGCAGGTACTATATATCTTGCAGCTGTTGGGCCATCAAGTTCCGATGAAGTTATGGTGAGAATATCTACAGGGGAAGTCAAAAAACGTACGTTGTCTAACTGGTCACTTCGTGAAATGAAAGAAGATATCAACACACTAGAAAATGCTATAGACAAGATTAAATCTATGCAGCCAAGGACATTTAGATTTAAACAAAGTGCATTAATTCAAGATGAACCATACGATGCTTTTAATCGTCGTGAGCAACTTCAATATGGTTTCATAGTTGATGAAGTTGCAGATTCCGAAGCTCCTAACTTAGTATATTATGCAACTGATGATGGCATAACTAAGTTTGAAAAGTCGTGGAAGCCAGATGGCATGATTGCCTTAGCCGTTGCTGCCATAAAAGAACTTACAGATAGAGTTGAAGAATTAGAATCAAGAATGGTATAATGTAAATATGAATGAACAAAATATAGATGTAAATTTAATTATTCAGTCTTTTCAAGATAGGTTAACACAATTGACGACCGAAAATGTGATAAAAGACGCAACAATTAAACATTTAACACTCCAAATTCAGGAGATGTCAAAAGAAGAAGTAAAGGATAAATAATGTCAGAAGATAACGTAGAAAATACTACAGAAGCTACAAAAGAGTTTACTGTTACTATTTTAATCAGCGATCAGAACCTATCTTATAAGAGTGATTTTAATGAAGCTGAAACTGTTTTTTGGCTAGAGTCCGTTAAGGCTTTAATCCTAAAGAGAGCTTTTGACGCAGCTGCTGCTAGCTAATTTTATTTTTTATACTACTATTACTTTATCTAAGTAAGGAGTTCTAATGGCCATTAGACAATATCTGCCATTTAGCCAAAATGGATCAGGAGACTTTTTTGCAAAAGCAATTGAGCCTGAACAAATTAAAAACTTATCCAAAGCCTTAAAACCTGCTGCGCTAGCACTGGGTTATCAGGGGACTAATTATTTTTATACTGGTAGAAGCAATTTTGAGCCATCTCCCTATGACTTTGATAGGATCCTTCAGGCAGTTGACACAGACTGCTATGTCAAGCAAGCGACTTTAAAATATAAAGAGCTTTTTTGGAAAGAGGGCTGGAAAATAACTGGAGAAAATGCAGAAGCAGTCTCTTATCTGTATCAAAGAATTGACTTTATGGAAATGGCAATGAAAAGGCCATTTGTAGATTTTTTAATGGAAGTTTCAGATCACTTAGTTAAATTTTCTAATGTTTTTATCGTAAAAGCAAGAGGAGACATGTCTGACTATTTCCCTTCATCTTTAAGTCCTGTTAATTCAACTCAACCAGTTATTGGGTATTATTTAATCCCAACTGAGCAAGTAAGAATACTTAGAGACAAGTTTAATAGACCTAAATCTTATCAGCAACAAACTGATCCAATGACATATTCTCCTACTGATAGAGATCCTGTTTGGTCGGCTGAAAGGGTAATACATCTTCATTTTGACAGAAAAACAGGTCGTGCATTTGGCACTCCGTTTTTAAGCTCAGTTTTGGATGACGTTGTTGCTTTAAGGCAATTAGAAGAAGATATTCAAAACCTTGTTCACAGAGAATTATTTCCTCTGTATAAATATAAAGTCGGCACTGCCGAGCAACCAGCAGAGCCAGAAGAAATAGATGACGCAGCTGCTCAAATAGAAAACATGAGATCTGAAGGTGGATTAATACTTCCATACAGGCATGATGTTGACGTGATAGGTGCAAATAATACAGCTCTTGATGCCAGCCAATATTTAAATCACTTTAAGGAAAGAGTTGCAGTAGGTCTTGGCGTTGCGCCTCATCACCTTGGTATGAGCATGAATGGTGGAAATAGATCTGTTACAGATAGACTAGATACAGCTCTATATGATAAAGTAAAGCAGTTTCAAAAGCACTTAGCAGAAATGATTAGAGTTCATTTCTTTAATGAACTTCTTTTTGAAGGTGGATTTGACCCAATAGCAAATCCTGTTGACGATGGTGTTTCTGATAGGTGTTTCTTTAACTTTAATGAGATTGACGTAGATACTCAAGTCAAAAAAGAAACGCACCTAATACAAAAGTTCACTAACTCTGCAATTACTTTGTCAGAGCTAAGAATAGAACTAGGTATAGATCCAGAATATGATATAAAAGATTTGTTTGCTGGAATTCAAGCTGAGATTCAAATGGATATGGCTGAGAATCAAGCTAAAATTGCAATGAAAAATCAACAACAAACAGAACAACCACAAAGACCAGAAAACTCAGACAAGCAACAACCTGCAAGATCTGGACAAAGAAATTTACCCTCTAGAAGAAAAGGTCCTGGTAATATTATTAGACCAGCAAACCAACAGGGAAGAAAAACTTCACCAGATATCAGAAGATCTGATTTATCATGGCTTTCTGTTATTGAAAATGCTCTCAAAGAAGAGTATAATGTTATTGAACAAGATGAAATAAAGAAAGGTTCGGAATGATAATCCCCTCAGAAACAGCAAAAAACTCTAGATATGGCGAAGACGCAATAGAAGCTTTTTACACTGCAGTTGATAATGGTCAAGCACGTTTAGCAATGTCTATTCTAGTTGACATTATTGAAGCTTTTGCAGAAAAGATTGAAGCACTTGAAGAAGCCGCTGATCCAGTTGTTGAAGTTTTACTTTTAGCAGAGGAAGAGGAAGTAAAAGTAAAAGAACAAATTGAAGAAGATGTAAAGCCTGCACCTAAAGCTAAAGCAAAGGAAACTGTTTCAGAATAATATGAAACTGATAATAGGCTGCCCTATATATGATAGGGATTGGATTTTTCCGTACTGGATATCGTGCATACAAGCTCAATCAGTATTTCTTTCTGATATTGGATTTGTTTTTGTTGCATCTAAAGATGATCAAGCAACAATATCTCACCTTGAGCAGTGGCGAAATCATCATCCAGAAGTAAAAATTTTTGATATTTTATATCCTGAAAATGTAAACCATTTTTCACATAAAGAAGGCACAAGACAGTGGACTTTGTCTAAATATGAAAATATGGTCAACTTAAGAAATATTCTTCTTCAAAAAGTAAGAGAATATAATCCAGATTATTTTTTTAGTCTAGATTCAGATATATTAATTAAAAATCCATCAACAATAGAACTTCTTATCGCCCACATTAAAGAGGGAGCGGATGCAGTTAATCCACTCATGTATATGACCCCAGTTGGAACTTCTTACCCCAGTGTTATGAAATGGTTGGCACATGCGGGCGGTAAGGCTCATAGAGATTTGGATTTCCCTATCGGAACTTATTTTAAATCAGATATTATAATGGCTGCAAAAATGATGTCAAAAAAAGTTTATAGCGCCATTAACTACACTATTCATCCACAGGGTGAAGATCTTGGTTGGTCAGCAACAGCAGCTGACCACGGTTTTAATCTCTATTGTGCATCGTACATATACACTCCTCATATTATGAGTAGAGCAATGCTTCAGGATGTTCTTCGAAATGGAGATCCTAGGGAATTTGAAACTTTGAAAAGTTTGTCTAAAGTATGATATTCTTATATAAGATTGTTTAATATATGATTACCCAATTTACTATAAGTACAAGCTTAGAATTATTCTGTCATGGAGACATAAATGGCTTTTGATTTTGTCGAAAATTTTACCGTTCAACTTCCCGATTTCAGTAAATTAGACTATGATTTTTCGGAAGCATTTAACAGCAAACATGGTCTTATTATAGAAGTTGCTGCTATACACGAACGGACTCACTTCTAATTACAATAATTATTCTGCTATTGAATTAGAAAAGGCTCTCCAGTCTTGGGTTGAGCCTTATCCTAAGCCAATAATTTTAAATCATGATTTAAATGCTGAACCAATTGGTAGAGTCATTGCTGCAAAAATGGACAAAGAAGAAGACGGCAGTCCCTTTGTTAGACTGCAGATTGCAATCACTGATCCAACTGCAGCCCAAAAAGTTTTAGACAAGAGATACCTTACTGGATCTGTTGGCGGTAGAGCTGGTAAAGCAATTTGTTCAATTTCTGGTGATGATTTAGCTTCCGAGTCTGACAATGGCAGGCCAAAAATTCCAAAGTACCGCAGAGGTCAAGTTTATAAAGGTAAGCTCGCATTTATTGATATGCAGGATATTTCTTTTAAAGAATATTCATTTGTAAATCAACCAGCTGATGGTAAGTCAATTGTTAGATCAACATCTGCTACCGCTGACAAAGATGGAAAGCCAAATACTGAAGGCTGGGTAGCTAAAAGTTCTGCGTTTGTTTTAAGTATGAACGAAGAAGATATTTATTCCGTAGAAGAACATGATTCTTTATTTAAAAATATGAAAAAGAAAGAATCTAAGCCAATGTATCTTCATCTAAAAGGCGCTTTTTTGACAGCTCTTGCCTTCCAAGAGAGCGAAAATGCACATAATAAACCAGTTTCATTACTATCTAGCGAGGAAGCTATTAATAACACCGATCTACAGGAGAACTCTAATATGAAAGATCGCAATCAAGAAGAGGATATTTTAGCTGTAACTGAAGAGTTGAGCGAGGATCTATCTTCAATTGCCGCAGAAAAGACTGAACAGTCTGAAGGTGGCGAAGAAGAAGCACCAGAAGCACTAGCTGAAGGTAGCGAAGAAGCCGGCGAAAAAGAAGCCGGTGTACAAGAGTCTAAAGACGATACAGAGAAAGCGGATGAACAAGCTGAAAAGGCTGTTGATTCCGAACAAGCTGCAGAGTCTGAAGAACCAGAGGCCAAAGAAGAACAGGCCGAAGGCACTCAAGAGCCTAAGAGTACGGACGAAGACCTCAGCGATAAGGCTGAACAGCCCGCTGAGCAAGACAACGACGTTCTTGACAAGATAAAAGCTCTTGAAGAAGAAAATGCAAAGCTCAAGGCAGCACTTCACAGAATTCTTGTGGAAAGAGTAGTAGATGCAAAAATCAACGCTGGCGTAGAAACAGCAGAGCAGAGAGATGAACTGATTGAGTCACACTTGACCAGAACAGCCTCTTCTCTTGCTGATTCACTCAGAGATATTGCAAAAATACCAGTCCGCAAGTCACGTCATGCCGAAGCACCAGAAATCCATAACGAATCCGCAGCAGTTACAAATGAAGAAAACGTAGCAACTGTTGACGAGGA